AGCATAATCATAATCTTTTAGAGTATCTTCTAGTTCTGTTCTTAGTTGTCTATCTTCTAAGTCATGTATACGATCATAAAGTTTAACTATTTCTGTTTTATACTCGTTGCACTCTTCTTCATGTTCTTCCATGAATCTTTTTCTTTCTTCTTGTAGTAATTCTTCATATTTCTTATTTGTTAGTATTTTCATATATTTTATCTCCTATTCATTTGCTTTAAAATTATAAATTGGTTTTATAATTCTTTCTATTTCAACAGTATCACCTATGGAATTAATTATTTCTTCCATTGGTTTATAAACAAAAGGTGCTTCATCAATTGTATCTTCGCCTACTGATGTTGTATAAATTCCATTCATACTTTCTTCAAATTCATCTAAATTGAATGTTCCTTTGGCTTTCATTCTTGACATTATTCTACCAGCACCATGTGGAGCAGAATTATTCCAATCTTCATTTCCTTTACCAACACCAATAATACAACCATCACGCATATTCATAGGAATAAGCACTCTTTCTCCTTTTCGAGCTGATATTGCACCTTTTCTAACAATATTGTCTTCAAAATTTATGTAATTGTGAACACATTGAAACATATCTTCAACATACTCATTCAAACCCATTCTTGAAATTATTTCTCTAGCAATTCTATTTCGATTACTTTCTGCAAAACTTTGACATATTTTCATATCATATAAATAATCTTCTCTTAATTGTCCCTCTATATAACATAAATCTTTAGGTAATTTTGTTTTACCAACATATTTGTTATTTATATCAACCAATGCTTGTTGTATTTCTTTTTCTCTTCCTTGTTCTTTGTATTCTTTAATAATTTTTTCTTTTTCTTTCTTCATTTCTTCTTTATAAGAACAATATTCTATTGCTTTATTCTGATATATATCACAAACTTGTTTTCCTAAATTTCTTGAACCAGTATGTATAACTAGATATTTATTATTATCTTCATCAATATCAACTTCTATAAAATGATTACCACCACCTAGAGTTCCCATTGATTTTTCTAACCAATTATCTTTATTTTTTAATTCTTTATAACATTTCAATATCTTAAAACTGAATATTCCACTACATGGGACATCACGAACGTTCATACCACTAGGTATATAATTTCTAATAACATTATCTAATTTTTCTAAATCTAAATCAACTTTTCCTAGTTTTACACATAACATTCCACAACCAATATCTACTCCAACAATATTAGGTATTACCTTGTCTCCTAAATCACCAGTAAAACCAATAACACAACCTGAACCAGCATGAACGTCTGGCATTATTCTAACTTTACAGTCTTTAAATACTTCTTGTTCTAGTAATAAGTCTATTTGTTGTTTAGCACTATCTTCTATATTATTTGTAAATATTTTTAAATTTTTCACAATATCTCATCTCTCTTTCTATTAGTTGAGATTAGTATAACACTATTATAAGATATTAGTCAAGGAGTTCTTTTTGCAAAAAATTTGCTAGACCACTTAAAAATCCGCCCTCAGCTGCCACCGCCTAGGGGTGAGGGGGTGGAGCGAGCGAGTGAGGGCAGATACAGCAAGCAGCAGAGCAAGGATTGAATACCAATAAATAAATAGCAATTGAAATAATAATATAATAATAAGTCAATAGCATTAGTAATATAATAATAAGTCAATAGCATTAGTAATATAATAACTACCACACCACTATGCTATACTACCCCCCCCCCGCTTGACATTGTAAAAAAACTTTTTAAAAAGTTTGTTAAAAAGTATTGACTAATTAGATACAATTTGATATAATAAATATATAAGATAAAGAAAGGAAATGAGAACAAATGGAAAAGAAAATAGAAAAAAAATTAAAATTGAAAGAAAGCGTTAAAGATAAGATCATAATATTTGTATGCATCTTATTAATGATATTTGGAGTCATAGCACTAGAAAAAAGAGTCGAAGAGCTAGATCATAATGGCAATACTAAGAATGGCTCTATACCTGTTTCAATAAATTTTAATAAATAAAAAAAAAATTAAAAAAAGTATTGACTAATATAATATAATATAATATGATATATTATATACAGATAAGAGAAAGACTTATCTAAATAATTAATTGGTTATGATTCCAAACAAAAATCAACCTACAGAAGTAGGACGAAAGGAAAAAAGAAAAATGAAAACATTAAAAGAATTAAAAAAGGAAATTGAAAAAATTGAAATAACTTACGACTATGATGCAAGTTATACTAATTTATTAAATACAACAATTGATTATATGAATGATTCTCAAGATTTTGAACTTGAATCATTATTTGAAGATTTTATTGATTATGAAATAGCCGAAGATCGTGCAAAATACGAATTAGAACAAGGCGGACTAATTAGATTATATTATTATTTAAATAATGCTAATCTAAATAATAACATATTCAAAATAAATGGATATGGAAATTTAGAAGACATAAATATAAACGACTTAAAAAATTTAAAAGAAGAAATATTAGACAATATTAACAATCAATTAGAAAGCGAGGTAAAATAATGATCAAATACGTGAAAAAAGTAACATATGAAAAAAATACCTATCTAATAGAAAGCGAAGAAATAGAAAAAAAATCATTCTACACTTTAGAAGACGCAAAAAACTATTTACAAGATACAAAATTAAAATATTATCACAACAAAAACAATATATCCTGTTATGAAGAAGCATATTTCATATATAAAAATAATAATGATTACAAGAAATATTATAAAATAATTGATTATCAAGGGAAGATTTATACTAATTTGGGGAGTGATTAAGAATGATATACAGAATCGAATTAATAGATCAAGAAGAAAATCTATTATCAAGCTATAACTATAATGATAAAAAAGATATGATGATTGCTTATAATCGAGTTTTAAAAAATGTAAATAGACGTTATAAATTGCATGGCTGCACGATGCAATTATTTCAGGGAATACATGAAGACGACTTGAAAGAATTAGAAAAATATAGAATAAACTTTTAAAAGACTTGTTACAAGTCTTTTTTTTTTTTGGTAGTTTGATACCAAAAAAGCTATTTTAAGACGTTTTAAGAGGTATTTATATAGTCTAGTACAATAATACTATTAATATAATAAATGCTATGAAATACCTGTTTTTATTGGGTTGATAGTGTTATTTGTTTATACTTATATACTAATATAAGCTAAAATTAGGTACTTTATAGCTTGTTTTATACTTAAATAGTATAATTATATTAGAAACATAAAAAGTTGCTTAGAACGTCTAAAAATGGGGTATTTTACTTATACTAATTTACGTAATAGATCTATATAATATAGTTATCGAACAAATGTTTATATAAGAAAAAAATTTAATACCTCCGAAAAAAAAATTTCGATAGAGTAGGGTAGGTCTTTTTTTTTTGGAATTTTTTAAAATAATTTCTGAAATTCCTGAGACCCCCCTCTACCCCCTATTTTTCAAAATTATTTTTCAACATAATCCGCATTTGGAACTGATTCTTCTTCGATCTGTTTTTGAATTGCTGACATTGTTTCTTGGGTATTGATTTGGGATTTATCAGAGGTTGGGGTTACTGTGATATTTTTATCATCCTTTAAGCCGAAATAATTTTTTCCAAGGAAGATGAAAGTTACTGGATTTATCTTCCCATCTATTGTTCCATTTTCTAAAAATGAGTGACATATTGTCAAAACATTTTTCAACGTGTCCGAGAAGGGAGAGTTCGAATTATTAGCATGAGAATAGAAAGTATCTCTACTACAATGCAACCAACCACACAATGCAGTTACAGTAGGAACAGTGTCTGTTCTTTCACATAAATCAAAATAATCAGTAATCTCTCCTTCAAGTTCTTCAAGACTATTCCATTTATAAGGTCTACCAGTTAATGCCTTGGGAACAAACTCTTTATTAAAAGCTTTGACATTAGGTTGTGCCATATAAGATTGTCTGGCTTTATTATTAGTACCATTACTACGTTTAGTAATATCATTCTTTTCTCTAAAAAGTTGTTCTTTTTCTTCTTCTGTCATTAATTTCCAATTAGTACTATTAACTTTTGGACTATCACTAATAACTTCACTCCTAGCCATACAACAACAACTCTCTTTCTTAAAAATCTAAGATAATTATAACATAACGATAACAATTAGTCAAACAAAAGTTAAAATTTTAGTTAAAAAAAGGGACTTTGTTGACAAAATAGCACCTTTGTAGACACTTTGTTGAATAGTTTGTTGACAAGAATTTCCTTATATACCAATAAGAATTGCCATTTGTCAACGTTGTCAACAAAGTTTTCCACCTAGTATATATAGTAAAAAAAAAATAAAAAATATAAATATAGTATAATATATTATAATAATTATTACTTTTTTTTATTTCTTATAATTATTATATAAAATTATGTAGTTTTGTTGACAAATTAAATAAAATCCTTATATATCAATGGTTTAAACGTCAACAAAGTTGTCAACAAAGTGTCAACGAAAAAAAAGTTTGTTGACAAAAACTTAATTTTTTTAAGGAATTTCTTAAAATATAATTGACAATAAAAAATATTGGTGTTATGATTTAGGTACATTAGCAAGATAAGGAAGGTGAGAAAATGTATAAATTTAAAAAAGAAAAATATGTTGAATTGTTAGATGGAAGGACAGTTGAATGGTTATCAACACAAGTTGGGTATTCAACAACAACATTATATTTAGTATTTAATGGTCATAAAACTATTAAAAAAGCTCTAGCATTAGGTATTATTAAAACATTAAATAATAATTATGAAATAGAAGATTTTTTTGAATTAGTTGATAAGGGAGAATAACAATATGGTTGGTAAGCAGGAAATTATAAAAGATATAAGCGAATTAAATAGTACAGAATTATTAGATTCAAATTTTATTCCAAGTATCTTTGAAAATTATAAAGATATAAATGAAAGAAATGAGATACTTACTGAAGTTTTGGTAGTTGCTAAAGAACAAAAAGTGTTAACGAAAGTTAAAAATGCTATAGCACAATATAATAAAAATACTAAATTAGATTCAATAAATGGTGAAGCATATATTTATATGAAAATAACTGGTAATAAAAAAGATGATACAACTATTGAAAACTATATTCAAGCAATTCTAAATACTAAAGAAATAATAAATAATATCAAATTTAATGAATTTACTAATAAATTTGAAAGAACTCATATTGATGGTAGTGTTACAAATTGGTCAGATGATGATGATGCATGGATATTGAATACTATTGAAAAATTATATGGTATTAAAGATAAACAAACATATTATGATGCGTTATTATTGTGTAAGAAAAAAATATCATATCATCCTATTAAAGAAAAAATTGAAAGTGTTAAATGGGATGGTGTTAAAAGAGTCGATAGATTCTTAACAGATATAATGAGATGTGATGACGATGATTATTCAAGAGAAGTGTCACGTATGATATTTTATGGTGGTATTTCAAGAATATATGAACCAGGTTGTAAATTTGATTATATGACAATACTTGTTGGAGAACAAGGTACTTGTAAAAGTACAATAGTTGATTGG